GTAAATTTAATTAAATTTGTAACTTATGGGATATGATAAAATACCTAGACAGAAATTATCTGCTAGTAAAAAAACAAAAAAATGGGGAGAAGAATGTGTTGAAGCATTTATAGATCTTTCTGACTCAGGATCAGGATATTCCCATAGAAAAGATAATCTTAAAATATTATATGACTACTATAATGGTGTAATTGATGAGGCAGATTATAATTACGTACTAAAACCTTATGGTAAAAATCGTAAGAATTTTCCTTCTGAAATGCGTAATTACCCCATTATCAAACCCATAATTGATCTTCTTCTAGGGGAAAAGTCTAAAAGACCTCTCAATTACACTGTTACAGTACAAAATGCAGATTCTATATCTATTAAAGAAAATGCTAAGTCAGAAATTATATTTAAAAATTTACAACAACATTTTATACAAGCAGTACAAGCTCAGGGTCAAGATATGGGGGCAAATTCTGAACAAGAAATTCAATTACCTGAACATATATCTTCAATGTTTGAGGATAGTTATGTAGATAATAGAGCTATTCTTGGGCAACAATCCTTAAATTATATATTTCAGGAACAGGAAGTATATGATAAAATACAAAAAGCCTGGTTTCATTATTTAGTTAGTGGGGAAATTTATACTCGTAGAGGAGTTATAAATTCTGAACCTTTTTATGAAGTTCTTAATCCTTTAGATGTAGATTATGATCTCGACCCAGATTTAGAATTTGTTGAAGATGGGGATTGGGCATTAGTTAGAAAATATTCTCATGCGTCTACAATTATAGATACTTATTACGAAAGTTTATCTGAACAACAAATATTAGAACTTGAAGAGCCTAGACATTCAGAAAGTGATATTTCATTTTTATATGCCAGTTCAGCCGGTAAAGATGTTAATTCTTTTAGAAATAGATTAGTAGAAGTAGTAAGTGTTTATTGGAAATCTAGGAAAAGAATTGGATTTTTAACTTATTTAGACCCTGAAACAGGAACTGTAGAAGAACAAGAAGTTCCAGATGGATTTAGACTTCCTAAAGAGATGAAAGAACAAGGAGCTCAATTAGATTGGAATTGGGTTAATGAAGTTTGGGAAGGCACTCGAATAGATGGGAGATTTTATGTAAATATGAATCCTATTGCACATCAAAGAACCTCTTTAGATAATCCTTCTAGGTGTAAACTTCCTATTAATGGGAGACGATATTCTGATGTTAATTCAAAGAACATTTCTTTAGTTAAACTTGGAATACCTTATCAATTAAATTATAATATTTATAAATATCGATTAGAGTTATCTATTGCTAGAAGTAAAGATATTATAGCTCAATTTGATATTAATATGATCCCTAAAAAATGGGATATGGATAAATTTATGTACTATGTTGAAGGTTCTGGTATTGCTTGGGTAGATTATAATAAAGAAGGTATTCAACTAAATCCACAACATCAATCTGTAATGGATATGTCTATTAAAACTATTCAACAATATGTTACTTTATTAGAATCTATATTAGTTGAATGGGAAAAAATATCTGGAGTAAGTAGACAAAGACAAGGTGAAATTGGGGCTTATGAAGGAAAAGCAACTTCTCAACAAGCTATCTTACAATCGTCTCATATTACTGAAGATTTATTTAGAAAATTTGAAAGAATGGAAGCAAGAGATTTTCAAGCTCTTTTAGATTATTCTAAAGAAGCATGGTTAACAGGTAAAAAAGGTATGTATGTAATGCCTGATGGAACTACAGATTTTTTAGATATAGATAGTATGCAACATATGGAGACTAATTATGGGATATTTGTTTCAGATGCTGGTAAAGATCAAGAAAAATTACAAAATATTAAAGGAATAACACAAGCTATGATGCAGAATGGGGCTAGACCAGGAGATATAGCTGAGATGTTAGATTCTGATAGTTTTAGTCAAATTAAGAAAAATCTTAAAAAAGCAGATAGAGCTCAAGAACAATTAGAACAAGCTCAACAAGAGGCGCAGCAACAACAACAGCAACAGCAATTAGAGGCTGAACAGATAAAATTTGAAGCAGAAGCTTTAGAAAAAGAAAAAGATAGACAAAAAGATATTGAAATAGCTTTGATAAATGCTGAATCTAAAAAAGATACTGAGGGACATTCTTTAAATCTAGAAAAGATGATAAGGGATTTTGAAGTAAAACAAAGAGAACTAGATATAAAAGAGAAAGAATTAATGGCAAAAATTAGAGGGGATGATTCTAATTACGATATCACTAGAGAAGCTAATCAAATCAAAAGAGAAGAAAATAAGATAAAAAAAGATATAGCTAAATCTAAACCGGATGCCAACAAACGAGACTAGGAGAGATTTATTAAATCAGATCAGATCCTCTGGATATCCTGGAAGTGTAACTGAAGTTTTCCAGGCTGCAGATCAAGGGATAGATTTAGTTGCACAATTCGTACAACAACAAGAGCAACAACAAATGCAAGTTGCTCAAACTCCACAACAACAAGAAGTAGGATTAAGGGAAGAACATGCTAGAGGTAATACTCAAGCTAGTATGGCTTTTCCTGATGTTCAACCTAATCAGTCATTTAATACTGTAGGTATGGAGGCTCCTATCGATATTCAAAAAGTAAATGATCAAGGACATTTAGTAGAGAGTTATAAAAATGTACCCCCAGGAATACAAGATTTACCAACTGGTCCTTATGAAGGGACAATAATAGAATCCCCAGCTGCTTATCAAAAAGGTGGAGTTAAGAGAATTATACAAGATCTTAAAACTATATCACCTGAAGGTAAAGATAAATTAGATCATCCAGTCCTTGATGAAGATGCTAAAGTGTATATGCACTCAGGGGCAGGACAGGAGTTGGTGTGGTGGAAAGAAAATTTGAAACGTAAAATTAAAAGTGGCTATGCTGACGTTAAGCATTATTATGATGCGTATGTTAAAGGAAATAAAAAGAAATTAGAAGAAATAAAAAAATATAGAAAAACTAATCCAGTACCTAATTGGCTTTTAAAGTCTCCTTTTGCAGTTAGTATGTTGTCACCTTTAAAAGCTGGTAGAGGTTCTAATGTTATAGATCCAGAAACTGGAGTAAATAAATATACAGGAAAAAAAGAATATACTCCTTATCAAAAAGGTGGATTTGGAAAGGATGAAGAAATTTATGATGCAGGACTTTTACCAGAAGTAGAGGTATCAGCTCTGAAAGATAAATCATATAATAAATTATCTGACTCACAGAAACAAGTATATGATAGTTTTGTAACGCCTGGGGGTACTGCACAAACTGTAAATATAGGTGGGGATCGTGAAATGCATTGGAAAAATGCTTTACAAATGGTTAAAGATATAGATGTAAATATAAGTAATGTCCCAGAAAAAAATATCTTTGGATATGATACACAGAAGGTACATAAAGAGGGTGCTAATAAAGGATACTTCAGACCTCATGCACAATTGGGAAGTTTGGGGCTTAGGAAGAAAATACACGTACCTGCTCATCAAGTATATAAAGATCAGCAGGCTTTGTTTCAAGAACGTGCTAAGAAAAGGGGCCTAGAATACTCGCAATTTTCTGATATTGACGCAGAAAACCTAGCTAGAAAAAATTATTTTAGTAATATAATAGCAGAAACTGCTCACATTCCAGAGTTTTACAGAAAAGAATCTTTTAAAAATATACCTATAACTATGGCTAGAAGGCTTTATAGAAGTATTAAAGGAGATAGCGATAAGATGGGTAATAGAAGTAATTATCAAGATCCACATGATTATGAATATAAAACTCATACAGGTCCTGATAGTTTTGAAGAAAAATTAAGGAGTAAATATGAGATAAAACAAAAAGGTGGATTTAATTTAGGTGCTGAGTTAAGCCCAGAGATAGTACCAGGTAATTTTTGTGGATCTGTTACTGGATGCGGTCAGGGCAGGAGTCCTTTTTCTGCTATACCATCTATTGAAGCTTCATATAATACCAATTCTAAAAATATAAATACAGGGTATGGGGGAGGTATTGGGTTTAATACTTCTCCAAGCTCTGGAGGATTTGAATCTATTGTATCTTATAAAAGAAGAAATGCTTTTGATACACAAGGTGATGATGCTGTAACACCAATAGGTAAAGGAACAAATAATATTTCTTTAAGTTTAGGAAAAGGTAGAAGAGGAAGATCTTCAAATGTTAGTTGGAGATCAGATTCTGCTCCTTATAGATATGGAATTAATGCTGAATATGATTTAACAAATAAAAAATTATCTAATATTGGATTGTATGGGCGGTATGGTAAATTTAAAGGTAGTTTAGGGTATAGTCCTGCGACAAAAGGTGTGAATATGGGGGTAGGTTTTAAATTTCAAGAAGGTGGAAGACGATTATATAAAAAAGGTGGTCCAGAAATACCGGAAGCTCCAGTTCCAGCTGCCGTTCCAGTTCCTATAACAGTTTCTCCAGCAGAATTATTTCAATATTTAACTGAGGTAAAAGGACTTTCTAAAAATCATTCTTTAGGAATAATAAATAATATAAGACATGAAAGTGGGTTTGAATTTGGGGCTCATAATCCTGATGATTTAGGTAAACCTTCTTCTGGATTATTTCAACACCGAGGTTCTAGAAGAGATTCTTTAGTAGAGTTTGCTGGAGGAGGAGACGAATGGAGTAAAGATTGGAGAACTCAAATAGATTATATGATGACTGAAAACGATACTAAAAAATATTTAAAGAAGACTTTTAATACTCCTGACGAGGCATCAAGTTGGTTTACTGAATTTTGGGAAAGACCAGATAAGGCAAAGAAAAAAGCAAAGGATAGACTTACAACTTTACCTAATATTATTGATTCTGTTTCTAAACCTGTTGTATATCCTAATTTATTAAAGGAAGTAACTATAACACCTGAGACACAATCGGAACAATATGAACAAGAAACTACTAAGAATATACAAAATTTAGTAAATACATACCCTCCAGAATCGTATGCCCCTAAATTTTCTACACAAGTTAATATGCCTTCACCATTAATTACACAACAAAGAAAAGGTGGGTATAAAACTGGGGATATAAATGAATTTGCTACTAGGTATCCAAAGAAAAAAGAAATGATAAATACACCTTTTTTAGAAAATATACAAGAATTTGGGGATAATATTTCTACTATATTTAAACCTAAAACATATAAAAAAGGACATTTGACACTTAGGGGAAAATTAAATGAGCCTAAAATTGATATTGGTTGGAATCCTAATTTACGTACAACTCCATTTGGAGGACCTACATTTAGTAAACCATCTTATAGTGGAAATATTAGTGCAGATCTTAGATTACGTAAAAATCTTTCTCTTTATGGAAATGTAAATTATAATAGTGAAGCACGGCCCGAGTATAGAGCTGGATTAAGATTTAGATTTAAAAGAGGTGGATATAAATCAAAAGTTTGCTGGTAAGTGTTATATAATAATATAGAGATCAAAAAACTAATACCTATAAAAAATATCAATATAAATACTTATTTTTGTAACTTAAAACAATAAATATATGGACACAAATGAAAAAATTCAATTAGATGACATCACATTAGATGATGTTATTAGTGGTGAAGGAGTAGCCACAGAAGAAATAGCTCCAGCTCAGGAAGATGAAAAGAAAGTTGAATCTCCTGAAGAAAGTAAATTAGATGAAGAAGAATCTGAATCTAATGAAGATAGTGTAGAAGAGGAAGAGGAAGAGGAAGAGGAGGAAATAAAGGATGAAGAAGATAAAGAAGATGAAAAATCTTCTGAAGAAGATACAGTTGTTGGAGAAATTTTGAATAATTTAGGGTATGAATTAGATGGAAAATATGAAGATACCTCTGAAGGATTAACTAATTTAACAAAAGATGTAGCTTCTAAAATGGCTGATGACAGAATCGATGAAGTTTTAGAAAATTTTCCATTAGTAAAAAAACATTTAAACTATGTTTTATCTGGAGGAGAATCTGAAAATTTTATGCAAGCTTATGATCCTAATTTGGATTATACTAAGATAGAAATTGCAGAAGATGATGTTCGTAGTCAAAAGTCAATTTTATCAGACTATTTCTCTGCAAAAGGGCATGATAAAGAGTTTATTGATGAAATGCTCGGAGATTATGAAGACTCTGGTAAATTACACTCTAAGGCAGATGCTGCAAGGCAAGCTTTAGGAAAAGTACAAACACAAGAAAGAGAACAATTAGTAGAAAAACAAAAAGAACAAATGCAGGAACAACAAACACAACAAACTAGATTTTGGGAGGGAGTAGCAGAGACTATTGAAACTTCTAAAGAATTTGCTGGATTACATGTGCCTGAAAGAGAAAAGTCAAAGTTTTTTAACTATCTTTCTAAACCCGTAACTCGTGAGGGTTACACACAAAGAGATATAGATCATTCGGAGGCTGAAATGGAAACTAAATTGGCTATAGATTATTTAATGTACAAAGGATTTAATCTAGACCAAATTATTAACACTAAAGCTAAAACAAAAGCATCTAAATCCCTGAGAGAAAAGATTTCTAAAAATGAAGAGACTGTTAAAAGTGCTCGCAGAAAAAGTAGAAGAAGTAAGAATGTAGATTTAGATGATCTTGATCTTAGTATTTAAGTAACTAAAATATCCCCAGAATAACGGGAGATCGGGGCCCATAAAAATAATTAGATATGCCAGATGGAACAAATATAAGCGTCCAAAAGACGTTTTACAATGATTCGCAGATGACTGATATGAACAGTCTCTCGAATGCGTTATTGTCTAAACCTACTGAGCTGTCTCCAATTATTACTCATTTAGCAGGAAAAGATGACAAGAGATTTCCTTTATCTTTCTTAACAGAAGGTGTTGGTAATACTAAATCTATTGATCGCTTGGAGTATGAATATCGTGTGGCAACACATAGATTGAGGACGAGACCAGTTTCAGTAGCAGGACCAACAGGCGCAGCAATAGGTCAAGGAGGAGCAGCTTTTGAGTTGGAATTTCCTGACAAACATTTTGTATTTCCGTACGTATTAGTATCTCAAGCAGGTACTCAAGCACGTATTATGAAAGAACCAGAACAAGTATCTGGGGGAACTTCTTGGAAATATACATTACAATTAGTTAACCCAGCACCTGCAACAGTTTGTGCAGCTGCTGATTGTGTGGCAGGAGCGCTTTGGGCGCAAATGTATGCACCAGTAGGAGTAGACTTCTCTAGAGGTAATGCTTCAAACTGGGAAACTCCAGGAAAAGTAAGAAACAAACTAACTACAGTTAGAAAGTCTTACCACATGTCTGGAAACGCTAAAGATTTTGTAGCTGAATTTTCTCTACCAACTAAAGGTGGATCAACTACTAAACTTTGGATGGACTATGAAGAGTATTTACATATGCTTGACTTTAAAGAAGAGTGTGAGATGTATTACTGGTATGGAGAAAAATCATATGATCAGAATGGACATACTTATATGAAAGATGAGAATGGACAACCTGTAATCATAGGTCCTGGTCTTTTAGAGCAAATTGTCAATACTGACACTTACTCTACAATGACTGAAGCAAAACTAAAAAACATCATCGGTGACTTATTCTACGGAATGACCGATGCTGCTAAAAAACAAGTAACCCTTTATACTGGTACTGGTGGAGCACGTGAATTTGATGAAGCTCTTAAAAATCATTTCGGAGGTCAAACAAACACTTGGATGACTACAGGAGATCACAAATTTATCACAGGTTCTGGCAGATCACTAGGTTTAACTGGTTACTTTAATTCGTATG